TTACTAAGTGTAACTAGCAATGCAAACATTGGTAATATTGGAACATCAACTGCAATTATCGCTACTGGTAATATTACTACAATTAATAGTGGATTATTGCAAAATGGTAATAGTAATATAACTATTACGGCTAACGGCAATGTCAGTATTACTGCCGCAGGGGGAACAACTGAATTAGTTATAACTAGTACTGGTGTTAATGTAGCAGGAACATTAAATGCTACTGGCAATGCCAATGTTGGTAACTTAGGTGCAGCCTTTGGTGTATTCACTAGTAATGTTACTGCCGCAAATGTTTATGCTAACTCAGGTACAATCGGTGCAAGTTTATTAACTGGTACATTAACTACTGCGGCTCAGCCAAATATTACTTCAGTTGGCACATTAACAAGTCTAGCAGTTACAGGAAATGTAACCGCAGGTAATGTTTATGCAAATAGCGGCACTATTGGTGCAAACGTAATCACTGGTAACTTATTAACAGGTACATTAACTACTGCGGCACAACCAAACGTAACAAGTTTAGGAACATTAACAAGTTTAGCAGTTACAGGAAATGTAACAGCAGGTAACTTGTATGCTAACTCAGGTACATTGGGTGTTGCTACATTAAATGTTTCCGGTGTAAGCAATCTTAACTCAGTAGGAAATGTAAGAATTTCCGGCGGTAATGCTAACCAAATTCTACAAACAGATGGTGCAGGCAACTTAAGTTGGACTAATCCAAATGGCGGATATTACTTACATACTCAAAGTTCTACAAGTAATACTTGGACAGTTACGCACAACCTCAATAGACAATATGTAACAGTAGAAGCGATTGACGCTAATGGTAATTCATACACTGGTCGTTATGATTATCCTACTATTAGTTATGTGAATGCTAATGCATTGACTATGACATTCACTTCCGCAGTTGCAGGTTATGCCGCGGTTACCGGTGGTGGTACAAACATTAATAGTGTTAGTGTTGGTAATAGTACACCCGGTGGTGTTAATACACAAGTTCAATTCAATGACGCCGGCGCATTAGCAGGTAGTTCAGGTCTTGTATATGACAAGACTACAGGTACATTAACTGCTACATTGTATGCTGGGTCAGGTGCAAATCTAACTAACATTGCAGGAGCAAACGTTACAGGTCAAGTAACATTTGCCGGAACTGCTAATGCAGTAGCAGGCGCCAATGTAAGTGGTACAGTTGCTAATGCTACATATGCAACTAGTGCAGGTAGCGCAACAACAGCCGGCACAGTAACTACTGCGGCACAGCCTAATATTACAAGCACTGGTACACTAACAAGTCTGGGTGTAAGTGGAAATATTACCGCTGCCAATATCACTGCAAATACAGGTATCTTTGCAGGCAATGGTGCAGGTCTTACTAACTTAGCAGGCGCCAACGTAACAGGTGCAGTTGCATTTGCCACAACTGCTAACGCTGTGGCAGGTGCTAATGTAAGCGGTACAGTGTCACAAGCAACTACTGTAATGGGCGCAACGCAAAACAATATCACAACATTGAATGCGTTGACTACGTTAAGTACTGGTGCAAATACAACATTAGGTACTATCACAGGTAACTGGGTATTATCTTCTGGTTCAAAATTACAATCAACATATGCTGACTTGGCGGAATATTATGAAGCAGACCAAACATATGAACCGGGTACTGTATTAGAATTCGGTGGTGATAAAGAAGTTACACTAGCAACAGACGGGACACGAAGAGTTGCTGGTGTAGTGACCACACACCCTGCATATATTATGAATGCCATGTGTCCTGGCATTTCAGTTGCAGTAGCACTTCAAGGTAGAACACCAGTAAAAGTACGTGGCACAATTCACAAGGGTGATATGCTTATTTCTGCTGGTGAAGGATTCGCAAGACCAGATCATAACCCATTAATGGGTACAGTGATTGGTAAAGCATTAGAGTCATTTGATGGCATCGAAGGTGTCATCGAAGTAGCAGTCGGCAGACTTTAAAATAATAGGAAAAATAAAATGGCATCATACGTATATACAGGTAATTTAGTATCACAGCAATCAGCTAATATTGCTACGGACAAGATTAGAATATCAACTACAGGAGTAGGTATTCACGCTGTAACAGGTTACCCTAGAGTAACTGGTACTGGTACGGCAACGGCAGCAACTAACAGTGCAACAGTCACTGGAGTTGGTACAGCATTCACCACTCAACTTGAAGTTGGTGCTTGGATAGGAAATACAACCGGAACAACAGTAGGAATTGTAGCAAATATTGCTAATGCTACTAGTTTGACATTGGTTGCAAATGCAGGAGTAGCATTGTCAAATGTTGCATACACTTTTAATAACGCAGGTGTTCCTTACGCAATTGCTAATCAGCAAACACAAATTTTCCCAGCACAGGGTCAGTATAATAGCGTTTATTGCGGTCAAGGTAATGTAGTAGCATTTCTTACAACTGGTAGTGGAGCCGGCAGTGAATTCAGTATTACTGAACTTGGCATGCCACATGCTGATACAGGTACATCAGGTTCATAAAATTACGCAAAAAAGATAAATAGTTTGTACACTCTCATGGTGAGAGTTTATGCAGTACCCACTGCGTAGCGACTAGAACTCGCAAACAACATTAAGGAAAAAACAAATGGGACGTCCACTAAAAATCGCAAAGGCCCAAGCGGTCTTGACAGTAACTAATACTACTGCAACAACAAATATCGTAACAGTTTCTCAAACTTTAAGCACATTGGGTGTTATTGCTGGTATGCCTTTTATACCTAGCGTTACAACTGGTACAAACTTGATTGCTGGTACAACATACTATATTCTACAAGTCACTGGTGCATCAACATTTACTGTTTCTGAAACTCCACTAAATGCTAACCCAACATACACTCCAGTAACATTGACTACTGGTACAACTGCATCTCAATTGTCAGTTGGTGTAGTTGATGCGTACTTCAACAACCCACTCGGTGGTGTAGGCTACCCAGCAACTAATGCTAACACATATGGTGTTGTCGGTGGTAACACTGCAATCTATGGTAAGCAAGTTCTTGCTAACGTAGCAATTGGTGTTAATGGTGTCGGTACACTTTATGCATCAGATGCAAGTAACGTTGTAGGTGGTGCAGGAACTGATCTAGCAAACATCGCAGCCGATTCAGTTATTCAATACGTTGATTCATCAGGCGGCTTAGTAACACTAGGTTATGTTGATACTGCAACTGGTGTAACATCTGTTGCTGTTGCTAATACAAACAACACCGGAAATGTTATCCGCACATCAGGCAACGCACAAACTCTTACTGCAAATCTACCAGTTACATTTGACGCTAACTTAGGTGGTCTATTTACAGGAACTACATATTTCGTATTAGCAATCGCAAACGCAACTGCATTTACTGTATCTACAACACCCGGTGGTGCTGAAGTTGACTTGTCAACTGCAACAGGCACACCTAATGCACTACAAGATACAACACTGTTAGTTGCTAACGCATCTGCTAATTTGTCCGGTGCATCATATGTATATGCAACTCCAGAGGCAGGATTCATTGTTCGTCAAAAGGGCAAGACAAAGTATCTCGTAACCGGTACAACTTCTGGTCTAACTGGTGCGGTTTATACTGCAAACGTTGCAAACACAGCATTGACTCCAAATACAATGTCTATCATTGGAACTAATGCGGCTTCTGGCACACAGTATGTTTCAAGCGTTAATGACTACAATAGTGAAGTGTTCCCGGCAACAGTTGCTCCTGGTTCATTGGTAATTGGTACTGTTTATACAATTTACAGTACAGGTACAACAAACTGGACTTCAGTTGGTGCTATGTCTAACATGACAGGCGTTACATTCACTGCAACAGGTACCGGTTCAGGTACAGGTCTTGCTGTATTGGCTAACGTCAATCCTGATATCATTGCTACATTCAACACAGCCGCTGTTGCGAATGCAGCCAATGGTCAACCGAACCCAATCGTTACAATTAACGGCGTATAATAGATGGCACTCTCTGTTCAGAAACAAACCGAGACAGAGATTGCTGTCCTTCAGGTCCAGTATCAAAACATCGATGAAAAAGTTGGTGAATTGAAATCTGGACTGAAGGATCTCCGTGACCATATTGATAACCATATGGAAGTAACTAATGCTATGATTAAAGATTTCCAAACGGAAAACAAAAAACAGCATGATGAGGTTAACAAAAAAGTAAATGCGCTAGAAAAATGGCGCTGGATGCTTATGGGAGCGGGAATATTAGCCGGGGCACTTGGGTGGCCTGCGTTAAGTTCACTGTTAGGAATATAATAATAGGGGCTACGGCCCCTATTATTTTATCAACAATTGCAATTTCTCAATCACAATATCAATATTCACTGTACTGAACAATCCAGGATGTAATGGTTTTGGATAGTGATCTTTCTCTACCCACGCATAGCCTACGTGTTCATTGTTGAGAATTGGAATAAACTCATTATCTACTTGACAGAAAAATGTATGATATATAAACCCACCATTCGTGAATTTTTGTATAGGTATTAGTTTGATATCAGGATTATAAAAGCCCATCTCTTCACGGCATTCACGTTCTATACCCTCAAGTAATGTTTCATCTTTTTCGATGCCACCGCCTGGAATACTCCATGTTGGACTTTGTTTGTCTGATCTTAGTAGATAAAGGAATCGATTAGTTGAGGAACTATAAAAGAATACACCGGCGGCTTGTTTTGTCATCTTAGATTACAATACTATAATCGCCTTGTTCATACCAGCCTTCATATGACTTCATCCATATGTCATTGGTATATCTATACTGTATGTTTGTAGTTAAGTTGGTTACGAATTCAATGTCATTGCTTGCAGTAGCATTAAAACTTACAACCCATTCACTGCCATTATATTCAATAATGTCATTAGCATTGGCTACTAAAGTTCCCCAAGCAACAGTACTAGTACCATCACTGCCAATATCTTCTACGATAAGATATCTTCTGCCTGCCACAGGTCCGGGCAATCCTGCATTAGGACCAACTATTAAAGGATTAATAACACTATCAACTGGGTCTAATGTATTCTGTGGCAATGTATCAGGATCAATATCATAGATTAAGAACCTATCATCTAGTGGATCAGGAACAATTGTACCTACAATGTCATCATCCATATATGGATTCTGCAACCAAATTTGACTGATGCCTGGTTTTACTTTACCGTATACGTTCAACAAACTTGTCCAATATAAACTAGTGTCAGGACTTGTTGGATTTTCTAAATCAGTATTAGGTGGATAGAATGCCTCATTATCAGGCAATAATTGTAGTCGATTACCGATCAACAATAACTTATAACCATACGGGGTAATCTTTTGTCTAGTGCCTAATAACAAGTCATCATCTTGCACGTCCTGATATGCCTTGCCCTTAAAGATACTAGCAATAATCTTTTGAATAACACCCATCTTTTTGAGTTTACTTGATGTAGTGATCCAAATGGGCATATAGAACTTCCAACTCATAACATCAATTGGATTTCCTGTACCTTGAGGAATGCTACGACTACTAAATGTTAATCCGTCTTGAAACACTGCGGTTAATGAGGTCCAGTCAACGAAGTTATCAGTGCTTTGAATTTCCATTGCTGGATTGAACAATGTACCTAACTGTTCAATCAACTCTAGTTTTTGTTGATAGTTAGTAGTCCAAAAGTCTACAGTGATACGCAATGTATATGGTACAGGCATCAATCGTTCAATTGTAAATGCTTGTCCCTGAGTAGTTTCATAATTTTGTGTTTCAGCACTGTATGCACGTTGTCTAACATTGATCTTATCAACAAAGGTAGGCTCTTGTGTTCTTTTCTGATCATAGTCCAACCCACTAATGTAATAGGTAATCAATGGCGCACTTGGCAAATTACTGGCACTATTGTTTGCTAAGATAGTTGAAGCCTGTCTACTACTATCACCATACATAATAGGCACACGCAGTAGAATAGGATTACCATTTGGATCCTTGCCTTTGGTAACATACCAATTGCTAAAAATCTTAGCAAATTGAATCAAGAATCTTCTGATCTGGTTATCGTAAAAGTATTGTGCCATTGTAACTCTTTATGGTTGGGGAGGTAATACATCCGGGGTAGGCAGCAAAACACTCGATAATGGTTGAGCCTGCGGAACTAACTCTTCACTGTTATTTAGATAGATTTGCTCTTGGTCGTTAATAAATCCGGATAATAATGAAGTGTCTGCGGCAGAGAACCCGGTTTCAGTCCTGATATTCTCACTAATTCTAACCCAAAGAATACCGTCCCAGCGATATAAAATTTGAGGCATATAGTCAATACGTAAGAAATAATCGCCAACTTGAGGATTCTGCGGGAATGCAATGCCTGCACCTGTTGGGAATCCGTTTGGTGCCTGACCATCACCTGACAAGTAACCTGTTGAGTAACCAAATGTTCTTGGACTACTACGTGCAATATACTGGTAACCTGGATCACAGTCAGCACGATAATCCATATCTGGGGTTACTGTTCCGGTAAAGCCGGGTTGTGTTGGATCTTGATCGGCAGTAGCATACGTGTTATCTGCGGTACCATACGGTCCAGTAATAACGCCTAAACTCTGTAC